GAACCATCTTCAGCAAGGCGTGTTTTGTTCTTCAACAAAGCAACAACTTGATCTGGACTAACTGCACCATGCTGACTTGCGGCATTGATTAGCGCACCATCAACTTGAATCTCTTGCAGTTTGGTCTTGTATTGATTTATTTCACTGTCTTTCTTTTCTGCGAGTTGCTGTAAGACCTTCTCGAACTCACCTTTTTCTTTTTGTCTTTCAATTTCTGCATTTTGTTTTTCTTCGAGTAGCTTCCTAGCTTCATCGAGATCAACTCCTTCCATTTTCTTTTCGTACTTCTTACGTTCCCGGGCTAGTCTTTGCTCAATAATCGTTTCTAGCTCAGATTGTGTAAATGTCTTTGCAGACGCTTCAGTTGTTTCGGCCTGTTGCTCAACTGGTTGTTGTTCCATTGATGCTCCATCGGCCATGATTTCATCGCTCATGTTACGAACCTCTTATGAGTTAACTATTTGGATGGCTTCCTCCATCCGGTTTTTCGCAAAGTCCCGTAGACGTAACGAGCGCAACGCTCTCTACTATAACCACGAGTTTTACAAATCTTCTTCAGTTTCCGTTCCAGTTTCATTGGCATCTTTCTTCACCTTCAGTTTCATACCGTTAGGTAAAACAATTTTGACTGAATCAAACCCTTGTTCTTGCAAATATGTTTCTGCATTTGCCAAAGCAGTATCAAGATCATTTGTTTCAAGACGAATTAAACGATCATCATCTATTACTTTTTTGTTCTGCATAATCTGGCCTCTCAAAGCCCATTTTTGATGGCCTTCGTCAAACTTTAGATAGAATTTTTTGTAGTCACGCATATTTAACCCTCGGTTGCAAATACTGGTCGCCAGTGGTGTCGGCAGTTATACCCGCCTCTAACAATGAATGGGTCGCCTGCTGATTTACCTGCCCATGAATTATTAGCCCACATTTCTCGTATTTCTTCTTCGGTATAAGTTTTGCCCGCATGTCTTTCACACCATTCACGGGTATCGCGAATAACCGAACCGTAGTATTTCCATTCTGTCGCGCCAACTTCACGCCCTGCCGCGACATTGACCGAAGCGTCAAACTGCATCACTGAGTCGTGAACCATTTGCGTTGCATATTTCCGCATATTATTGCCGACCCTATCAGCGGCATAGATCTGATGAAGTTGTCGTATTGCTTCTTGCGCGCCCGCTGTACCGGAGTTCGCAATATCAACCAGTCGTGCAACCTCTGCTTGATCCGACTGAATATATACCCCATTGATTGATTGTCTGAGGTTCTTAATCGCTTCTGATCTCGGGCGACCGACAAGCGTGCTTTGATATAAGTCATTGGCGAGTTGGTCTGTGAACGTAACTGCGATATCTTCAAAACCTTGAAACGATATACGTTGAAGATTGGAAATGATCTCTGGGGCAACGCCAGTAAAGGTATCGTATTCGTTGAACATGTCTTCGATGCTACTAAGGACAGTTGCGTATTCCCTGACAATTGAGTCAACTTCTGTGAGATACGTTTCTCGAAAGATTTGCTCGATATCAGGCCTAGCCTGCACCGACCAAGCCAAATCGAACAATTGCCCTTCTGTCGTTGGCGCATTAGTGGCATAGTCAGCTAACCTATCTTCAAGTTGCTGTAATGAATTTAAAAGACGTTGTTCATGCGTATCTGTAAGACGCTCTACTATTCTTGCATGATCAGTATCGGCCGCCATTATTAACCTTCAGGGGTATTGAAGTTTCCAAGCGTTCTAGCTGAATCAATTTCTTCATGCGCTTGATGCAATAATTCATCATCGAGAATTAAGTCAACAATTTGTTTATCTACCTCCCGCATAAATGTTGGCGATTGAACTCCAGAAGCCCTAGCTTGTTGTAAAAATTGCAGTTCGTTTGGATAGTCACGAATATCGAATGAATCAGCGTAATTAACTTCAACGTCTGGCGTAATACCTTGCCAGATTGCGACATAGAACCACATCTGCTCCTCTGCTAACTGAAGCAAGTCAGCCTTTTCAGCCAAGCGAGCATTAAGCAATTGAAACTCAGTCTGTAACGCAATACCTGAAGCCTTTACAGCATCAGTTCCGCGCACTGCTCCAAGATGCGCCATTCTATTAATGGTTTCAGTCTTACGGCTAATGCTATCCATTACAGCAGAAAGGTTGCCGCCATTAGGCTGAAGCAAAAAAGGCCTAAGACTTGGCTCCATTTCCTCAGGCATATTAACGATGCCGCCTGCTCCTGCTGACGCATCTGTATCATATGACTTGACTAATGTTGGATGGTTACTAATCCGAATCAACTGTTCAATTTCAGATAGCTCTTGATAGATAGCTTTTTGCATCAAAGCGATATCGCCAATGTCAGACTTGCCGATTCCTTTGGTAACAGTCCTAGCGGCAGGCAAATGCACAGCGGGAATCATGCCAATCGGATTGTCTACTGACTCAATAAGTCGCTCTGTATCGTTGTTAACCTCATAAAGCTCAACAGTGTCTTCAGTCCAAATGCGGAAATGCACAACAGACTCAGTAGCAGTTTCCCGGATAATTGCTTCACGCACCTTAAGATAGACCAGTTTGTGCCGACCAGATGTCGTGCGTTCCCATCGCCAATCAAAGACATTCTCAGGTGTGTACAAGTTAAAGTATGGACGGATGCCTTGATCGAGTTCTTCTGCGCGTGTTCCTGCGTTGCTAGCAGGTTTATCGACAATGATCCAAACGTGACCATACACCGACGACCATATTTGTGCTTCTTTCATAAATGAATCAAGAGAACGACCATCTAAATCAGCGTCACGCATCATAGGTAGCAAAGCTGGAGAACCATCCAAACTGTTGTACTGGCGTGTCGGTGGATTGCGCCACAAGAAAGATGAATAGATGTGAACCACATTAGCGCAGTGATTATCAATCGGTGTTAAGTCTAATCGTCTGGCAAACTCGTTTTTATCTTCATTTAGATATTTAACAAGGTATTCACCGTCCTTGTAGTGTTCGCCACCTAGATATGATCGCAGGTGGAATTCCCACTGATCCTGATAGTCGTCATAGTCTGGATGGGTGTAGGTAATTTCTTGCGACACGATTAAGTCCACCTAGTCGGTTGGGGTATGTCATATTGTCTCTTAATAGGATACAGGAAATCAATGAGATAGCCCAAAGCATCATTCATGTGGTCAAAACCTGAATCTTTATCTGGTTGACTTGTACCTTCTTTGTAGGTCTGACGCTCTAATGATTTAATGACCTGCTTACACTTAGGATCGATTATCAGGTGTCTTTTTCCGTCTGCTGACTTAAGTCTTGCGTTAACTGAGTTGATCCTGTCTCTAATGGCTGAGTGACGCTCTCTGACTTTGACGGTAAATCCTGCGTTTTGCAAAATGCTGAGGTCTGTTCGTCCCCCTGCGCTTGTTTTTCTTTGTCTTGCGGCTGGGTCTGGGTAAATGCAAATCTGCTTCTGTGCGTACCTCGTCTTGATCTCATCTACCATTTCATCCGTGTTTGATCCAAATATTACGATCTCATCTATGATCTTGATAATGCCGCCTTCACGCACTGATACAACCGCAGACATCGGGTCGAGGTTAAAGTCCATTCCGATATGTAGCATTTGGTCGGGTTCAATATGACTTTTAGCCACTGATTCTTCACGACTGAAGTTGTAGTAGATGATTCCTGAGTAGTTGACGAACTGCGCATTGTATTCTTGATTGAATGTTCTTTCATCCAAATCTCGTTTCGCCGCTTCCACTTCTTCATCATCAACTTGCCCTCCGTCTAATGTAGTGAACTGAAATGACCGCCAATCGGTTAATTCATCAGCGCCTTGTGTCCATAAATCATAAAAGTGATTTCTTCCCTTTGGAGTACCTATGAAGATGCAACTTCCCTTGCGATCCGATAATGAAGGCCTGATAACTTCATACCAAGTTTCTGGTCGCATATCAGCAAACTCATCTAACACAACAAAGTCTAAAGCGCGACCTCGCAAATTATCGGCTTTTTCTGCACCCTTTAAGCTAATCGTTGATCCATTAATCAGGGTAACGCTTAACGATGATTCGTTTGTTTTGCGTATGTATTCTTTTGGCAATGAATTGAGAAGCATATCCCATGCAATCTCTTTAGCGGCTTTGTAGGTAGGAGCGACATACCAGACGTTTCGATCTTTTCCTTGTATCGCTTGGATAATTAGCTCGGTAGTTGATAAAAACGTTTTACCGAACCGTCTACCTGCAACGACAACACGGAACCGATCTTTACTGTGAAATATTTTGCTTTGTGGTTTAGTTAGATGCATGAGTGTGAACTACAAATGAAGGTATCTCTTGACTAGCTTGATTGTCTTCTCGCCATCCAGCCTGTGTTTTTAGATAAAAAATGGCCGCAGACACATTACCTTTTCTTGCTTGTGCGATAAGATTTGAAGCAACTCCTGCAATAGCTTTACCCCTACCTTTTTGATAAGCCTGAAAAACTTCTGTTTGTCGTTCTTCAACTGCACGAAAAGTGTTCTCGTCGATACCAAAATAATCAGCAATTTGTTTCTTAGACAAGACAGCGGCCAGTGCTTCAACTTGCGCTACTTGTCCTTCGTCAAATACGACTTTTGGACGACCACCTCCTTCACCTTGTTTACCACGTTTCATTTCTTAAATTCCTCTGAAATGATCATAGGGCAAGTATGTTTCCACTTAACCATGTGATGTAAACGTCTATTAATTACACCCATCTCGGTAATTTTTACGCAAGATGGCGCGTACATAACTGAATAAAAACTTTTTATATAAGTGCCTAAATCAAGGTAAATATCTGTCAAGCCACCTGTATTTGCCTGTGTTTGCTTTTGCTCTAACCGTATGCGCGGAACTGTTATGAATAAGTTACCCCGCAATCCAAGTTCGGTATAAGCATTAACGTCTTCATTGATACGACCCATAAACTTAAATGGCTTGTCTACGTCACAGAAAAACGAGTTCATAACTTTTCGGCTGAACTGACCATCTCTGTGCAGTTTCGCAACCTTTGAGCCCTCGCCGCCAATAAAGTCACCGCCCTGTGACATCGCAATAGTCTTTGCACCACTCTGTATGTAGAACTCGAGCATTGCTTCAATTACTACGTCGAGGTTCTTAATCGCAATTTGTTTTGTGATGTAGTTTCGCTGATTATCAAACGTATAACGAAAACCACCGTAGTCATCATCAAGCTGTAAAAAATATTGTATGCCTAACTCTTTTGCTACGACAAAATTGTAGTTACGAGCGAATACAACAGAATTACGTTTACCAAAGTTGTCACCTGAATCGGTCATATCGATCGCATCTTGCTTACTAAATACAATGACTTGATCTTTGTAACGCTTCTTGTACTCGTCTACCTGCTTGTCTTCATCGTCAACCATTAGATAGATATGTCCCGTGTACCCCTGCTTCCTCAGAGTGTTGTACGTAACGACATTATTTGCTCGCCCATGGGTTAGGATAAATACAGCAAAGTCTTTTCTATTCTTCATCGTCATCGGACTCTGGATAATCGACCAAGTACTGCTCTGAAATCTTTTCTGACAAAACGACGTACCCATTTTCTATCGCTTTTTCAAAATCGATAATTACAAGGGCGTTATCTTCCATGAGCTCTTGGCACTCTTGCGATGAATGCGCGTAGTAGTTCGCTATCAATTCAAAGTTGAGAACGGTATGACGACCTGCCGCTAACATTAAGAAGTCTTTTTCTTCTTGTGGCAGGTTGGATTCTTTAATTTTTTCAACTAAATCAAATGTTTTGCTATCGTCATAAAGGTCTTTGACATCGGGTTTATCCCCCTGGGGTTCGTATATTGGTATGTCGACCTTCTTTGTATAAGCGTTTTCGTCGAATTGATTGTCATCGCCTAATAATTCAATCAGTTCTTTCTCATCGAACCCTAATAAATCGATGGAAAAATCCAATTCTTGCAAATGTTGTATTTCGGCTTGCAGTAATTCGAAATCCCAACCTGCGTTCATTGCTAATTTGTTGTCTGCGATAACGTAGGCTTTACGCTGTGCGTCTGTAAGACCTTCCAACGTAATTACTGGTACTTCAGTAAGGGTTAATTTTTTTGCGGCTTGTAGGCGACCATGCCCTGCGATGATCGTATTTTCTTCATCGACTAGAATTGGGTTAGTAAAGCCGAACTCTTTGATGCTAGCGGCAACTTGTGTAACTTGCTGATCGCTATGTGTGCGAGAGTTGTTCGCGTAAGGAATAATTTCGTCGACACTTACGTATCGCACTTCTAAATTGTTTGACATTGCTCCACCTGATTACCTGTCAGTCAGTGAACTAATTATACCCTAGAAAATCGTTTAGGAAGTGGGTAATAGATCGCAAAGTATGAACCTTTTGTGCTGATTTTCCGTACGTGAAATCTTCCCCCAATCTGACAAACCTTCCACGGGATACGTTCATGTTCCGCCAGATGTTTACAAAGGGTTAAAGCGGCTTGAGGATCAGTCCTGATGTGATCAATCATTCTGCGTTGAACAATATTCAGCGTACCACGCCTTAAATTGCTCCTTCTCTAGTTCCCCATAAGTGTCGAGGTCTCTAGTAGGGCCACAGAAACGACAAACCTCTTGGCCTTGGTTCAGATGTTCTCTGAGAACTTGATCGCCACAATTCGGGCAAGTAGGGTGCTTAGAGTTCATCGTC